CCGCTTTAGGTGGTAGAATGGGTTTTGATAAGGGTACAAAGAGAAAAGGATTACAATCAATATTAGATGAACTTGATGATGACGATGACTATGGTGACAAGATTGTAATTTTAACTTACGATAAATTTGGTAGAGGCCAGTTAAAACTGGTGCCAAAATCTGAAGCAATGCCGGAAGGAGCTGTAGACATTCCTAGAAGAAGGAAAGCCAAAGGCGATACTGCAAGCATGAATGCCATGCAAGCGGCGGGCGTCGAGGGACTACCTGTTAGACAAAATCCAAAAGGTGTTAAGGAGCTAGATCTTAGAAAAACTGGTGGATTTATACCACCTGTTGGTATAAAAGAAAAAGCAGATGATATCCCAGCGATGTTATCTAATAATGAGTTTGTATTTACAGCAGATGCTGTTAGAGGTGCTGGTGGCGGAGACGTTAATTTAGGAGCACAAAGAATGTACGACACTATGAAAAGATTAGAAGCAGGAGGAAAAGCATAATGGCTGAAGTAGTAAGAACAGCCCCAGCAGAGTTTATAGAAGCGGGTGCAAAAACATTTTTAGACGATCTAACAAAAGCGATAGGCACATTTAAAACCACAGATCTCTCTACTATTATGGGTCCACAGTTTGTTGCTGGACCTGGTGCATTAACAACACAAGCAGAAGCATTAGCTCCTGGTCTTGGTGGCTTTCAACCTTTCTTACAACAAGCACAACAATTAAGAGGCCCTACTGCTTTTCAAGCATACATGTCTCCTTTTCAACAAGATGTTATTGACACCACACTGGCAGAGTTTGATAGGCAAGCAGCAAAAGGTTTACCTGCGTTAGCAGCTCAAGCTGTCGGCGCTGGAGCTTTTGGTGGAGGACGAGAAGGTGTACAAAGAGCAGAATTTCAAGCGCAATCAGATAGAAACAGAGCAGCGTTACAAGCCCAACTATTAAGTCAAGGATTTGCACAGGCACAAAATTTAGCAGCTGCAGACTTTGGAAGAAATTTACAATTAGCACAACAAACACCTGCATTGCTAGGTCAACAGATCTCTGCACTAACAGGTTTAGGCGCGCAGCAAGCGGCGAGAGCACAACAAGATTTAACAGCCAGACAACAACTTGCATCAAGACAAGCGTTACAACCATTAGAAGCAGCGCAACAATTTGGTTCTGGTGTTACACAATTAATCGCCGGATATCCTGGTAGAGAAAACATTTTACCACCTGCAGCTACACCATCACCATTAGCTACAGGACTTGGAACAGCATCAACACTAGCTGGTATTTACAGATTAATTAATCCACAACAACAACAAATTAAGCTAGTACAATAATGAGTGTAACTTTAAAAAGACCAATGTTTAGAAAAGGCGGAGAAGTCATGGAAGGTATTATGACGGGTATCAAGCCTAGAAAAATGTTTTCTCTTGGAACACTTAGTGAAGAAGATCAAGCAATTATAGGTGATGTAAGACGTAAGATGAATCTAATAAATGCTGTTGGTGGAGGAAGTGGCTTATCAGATCCTCTTACACAATTTTTATTAACAGCTGGTCCAGATTTAGTCGCAGGCAAAGCAGCGGGTGGAAGTAAATTAGAAGAAATAATTGGTGGTGTTAAACCAGGTATAGATAAAGCAATTAGAACTCAACAATTAAAAGACTTATCAAATAGAAAACTAGCTACAGCTTTGATATCCAAATCAAAACCTAGCGAAGTTAGAAGATTATATAACGCTTTAAAAAATACAGAAAATCCTGCCACGGGAAAAAATTATACTTTAGAAGATGTAGCGGTATTAGACGCTAGAAGAACTTTATTCCAAAAAGATACATCACCAGAACAAAAAGCATACATGAAAGGAAAAGAAACTTTTAAAAATCTTGCTAGTGTTAAATCATTTACAGGTGCAAGAAAATATGAGCCTATAGAAATAGAATTAATAAAAACAGCTAATAAACAAATAGACAATGATCCAGAGCTTTTTGCAGTTGTGGATGAAAGTAAACCTTATGTTCAAAAAGAAGATCTTAAAGGTGATTTTACATCTGTTGGCACAGGTAAAAAAGATGCCGAAGGTAAAGAAATAAAGTTAGAGGTTGTAATCCCAGACGATCCAGAAGATTACACTGGTAATAGAGTATACTATGTTCTGCCGAGAAGAAAATTCTTTTACTTTGATTCACAAAAAAATAGATTAGTAGAATATAAGAAAGGTGGTTAGATGTCTGACACATTTAAACTACCAGAAGGTATTTTAAAACCACTAGAGGATACAGAAGAAGTTGTTGACGAAGTAATCAAAGATAAAGACTTACAATTACAAGAAACAACAGAAGTAGAAGAACCTGTTGGTTTAGATGTTTTAAAAGAAAAAGGTATACTATCCCAAGATAACGTAACAGGTTCTCTAGTAGAAGAACAAGTTAGAGGCATCAGTAAAATTATAGATAAAGTACAAGGTAAAGAAGTAGAAGACGATGCATCTCTCATAGAATCTTTGACTGGCGCAGGAGTTAGTGCTGCTATTAAAATACCAAAAGGTTTAGTTACGTTTGGAACTTTACTATTTGATATCTTTCAAGAAGAAGGCATACCCTATGATGAAACGTTAACGAGTAGATTAACCGAGTCCTTTGAACAAACAACATTAGGTAAAATAGAGAAAGCATCATCAGAAGTTGCAGCAGAAACAGCTGCTGGTAAAATTACAGAAGCTATTGGTCAGTTATATGGTGCAGGTAAAATAGCACAAAAGACGGCTATACCTGTCATAGAAAAAACATCCCAGAAAGTTAGACAATTAGTAAGCGCTATAAAAAGCGGTAGATATGTTAAAACTACAAACAATGTAAACGCAGCGAGAGCTATTAAAAAAGCAAATGATTTAAATAGAATAACAGGTAAAGATAAATTTATAGCCATTGCTGTTGGCGGAGGAGTTGGTGGCGGTTTTATAGTATCTGACGTAGATAAGATTGGCACGTTCGGTGATTGGGATTTTTTAGATTTTTTACCAACAGGATTAGATAGAAATCAAAGAGAACAAGGCGCTGAAGATGCACAAAGACAATTGTTAAATAGATTAAAGTTTGGTGCAGAGTTAGGATTTCCTATTATACCAGCTGTAGTAGGCACAGGTAAGATCGGTAAACTTATTTTACAAAAAGGTAAAGATCTTGCATACAGTGATAGTATGCTAGAGAGATGGGTAGATAGATTTGTAGGTCGACCTTTTAGATCTAGAAGTAATAAAACTCAAGAATTATTTGATGGTATACAAAAATTAGAAGGTAAAAAATCTGCTATAAAAGTATTAGCAAAAGACGCTGCTGCGGACTTTGACGATACGATAAGAGCCATATCAAAAGAAACGAGTGGCGCGGCGCAAGCATTAAAAGATCCAGATGCTATGTCAAAACTTATATCTGAGTTTATGTTTAAATCTACGGATGATGTTGTAAAAGGCAAGTCAATAGCTTTTCCTGGTTTTTCTAACAAAACTTTAAAAACATTCAGAGAATCTATGGATAAATTAGGTGTATCTAAAAAATCTGTTAAAAAAATAGTTGATGATTCTACAGCTTTTAGAAACACTACAGCAGGATTAAAATCATTAATTAGTGCAAGTAAAAACGTTACAGCGGGCACAGAAAAATTAAACAAAATATTAAATGAAAGAATAAAAAATCAACTTACTGTGGATTATAAAATTATAGATGACAACAGAGGTTTATTTAATGGATATAGACCAACAGCTGAAAGCATAAAAGAAGTTGCACAGATCTTGCAAAAATATGCAAGAGCAAATGGCAAAAGTTTAGATGATGCTACTGCTAATAAATTAGTGACTGATATAACTAAAAATGCATTTAAAGATAAAACAACAGGTGCTTTGGTATTTGATATTGGAGAACAAAGCGCATTATCAGATAAATTAGTGCAGAGAGTTAACATGGGTAAATATATTACTACAGGTAAATTTAAACCTGATGGCAAAGGTGGTCTTATACAAAAAGAATCTGATCTTACAGCTTTTAAAAAATTATTTGGTGAATATAGAAATGCACAAAAAGGTATTTATGCCGTAGCATCTGAACTAGGTGAGACTATTGCAAGAGATAAATTTTATCAAACCCTACTAGATGACAGTAACAGAATAGCTGCAGCTATAAAGCAAGGTAATCCTGATGTTATCAGAGGTCAAATAGGTAGACCTATATTTTTTAAAAATTACAACGATGCTGTTGTAAACTTACCTAATCAAGAAATAACAAAAGTACCATTAAGTTTAAAAACAGCCTTACCTGATACTATTTATAAAAGCCCGTTAGATGGATACCTTACAACAGTTCCTTATGCTGAAGCTATCAGAGTGGGTGATGCTGTAGTTGGTAGTGCACTTACCAGAAGTGCGATCTATAGAGCTGCGATGTTGATACCAAAAGGTTTATCACAAGCTGCAAAAACGATTTTAGGTCCTTTTACGCACGCTAGAAACTTTTTCTCTTCTATGTTTACAACAATACATAGAGGAAACATATTAATACCACCTTCAAAAATAGTGGAGTTTTTAAACAAATCTAGAAGGTCTGTTCAACCACAGTTGTTATATAGAATGACAGGTAATCCTAAATATAGAAACATGCCTCAAGATCAAGCATTGTATAGATTTTTATTAGAAGAAGGTGTTACCAATCAAAATATTGTAGCTAGAGAACTTGAAGGTATTTTTTCTGATATTACACAATTAAGAACTGCTAACATGACAACGGATAAATGGTTTAATAAAGTATTAAACACAGGCACACGTAAATTTAAAAGATTATATGATGTAGCGCAGGATTTATATACAGCAGAGGATGACTTGTTTAGAGTGTATAATTTTTTAGCTGAGTTTTATAAATTAGATAACGCATTTAATGTTGCAATTAAAAAAGGTATTAGAGATGCAACAGGTAAAGTAGTAACACAAGCTAATAAACCAACAGATCTTGAACTGATGAAAGAAGCGGCTCAGATTGTAAGAGAAACTGTACCAAACTACGCATACGTTTCTGATTTTGTAAAAGGTGTTAGACGATCTCCACTTGGAAGTTTCGCTGCCTTTCCGGCAGAGATATATAGAACAGGCGCAAACACAACAGTTAGAGGATTAAAAGAAATTAAAGATCCTGTTAGAAGACAAATTGGTTACAATAGTTTGATGGGTCAAGCAGCTACGTATATTGCAATACCAGTTATAGCAACAGAAGCATTTAGAACTTTATATGGTATTACTAGAGAGCAAGTTAGTGCTCTTAGAGAAGTGTTACCTACATGGTCAGAAGATAACACCATTTTACCTGTATACGAAGACGGTAAATATAAATATATAGATTTTAGTCACGGCTTTTTCTATGACACAATGATTGAACCAGTGCAAACTACGTTATCTCAAGTGCAAAGAAATCTAGATCAACCTTTAGTACCGCAACTTTTAGATAGTTTTGTAAAATCTACGGGTAAAGTCTTTCAACCTTTTATTCAAGAATCAATTTGGATAGGAACTGTATTAGACATATTTGCTAGAAAAGGAAGAACAAAAGAGGGTAGACAAATTTGGAATGAAAGAGATAAAGAAGGTGACAAACTTTCAGCAGCAATAGAGTATGCAGCTAAAGAACTATCACCAGGATCTAGAGAACAGCTAATAAGATTATACAAAGCTTTAACAGATCAAACTGTAAAAGGCACAAAATATGAAATACCTGATGAACTTATGGGACTATTTGGATTTAGAAAAGTTCCAGTTAATCTTGAAAAAACTCTTAATTTTAGAATACAAGAGTTTAACAGAAAAACTAGAGCTGAAAGAAATTTAATTTATGCTGACACAAGATCAGGAGATCCTGTTAAAGACGTAAATATAATTATTAAACAATTTGTTAAAGCAAACGAACAAAGATATGAAACGTACAGTAAAATGAGAAGATTGTACGATGCTGTGAAAGTTTTAGGTATGAGAGATAAAAAAATAGCAGAAGAATTTAATGATAGAAATGCTATGAGACTTTATGGATTTGTAGAAAATAATAGATTTGATCCATTTAATATTAGTACGGATGTCATAGCAGCGTATGCAAAAGAATCAGAAGAGAGAAACATACCTAATCCGTTAAATAGACAAGTATTAAAAAAATTAGAAAAAATAAGAAAAGATATGTCTAAATTAAAATTAAACCAAGAATTTAACATTAATGTAGAGAAATATTTACTACCAGAACCAGATACTAGCATGGTTCCACCATTACCAGAACAACCTATGCCAAATGCAGCGATAGTACAAAGTCCACCACCTATAACTGAAACTGGGTTGACTATGACAGAACAAGCGTTATTATCAGACGAGGAGAAAATGATGAAATTAAAAGATAGAGGATTTGTATAATGAGTGATCCATTTGATACATATGGTGAAGATATAGCTGGACAATCATACGCATCGTTCGGAGAAACACGCGGAGACTCTGGTGGTGGTGATAACAATGAAGATTCTGTAAAACGAACGACAATTAGAACTACAGATCCAACTGTAGGTTTTGATAGAGAACCTCCTCCTTCTGAAAGATTAAATTTAATTAGTAGGATAGGTGGTGGTGCTATTCAAGGCATTAAAGACTATTTCGGTGATCCCTCTAATCGAACAGGAATTGTTTCAAGTTTAATAGGAACTGCTTTACTTGGACCTTTAGCAGGGTTGATATCAGGAGTAGTAGGACAAAAATTTGGTGCTAGAGATAATTTATTACAAGGCATAAATACAATAGAATTAGACGATAACTTCTTAATGCCAAGAAATGTACCTGTTAATATAAAAAGAGATATACCTAACTTTCCTCCAGACATGAATCTATATGCAAAAGTTGTAGGTCCTGCATTAACACAAATGAGAACATTAGAAAAAGCTAAAGAGTTGGAACGTTTTGGAGGTGAGCGATTAACTGAAGAAGAACAAAAAACTTTAGATAAATTAAAAGAGATGGATGCTGATCCTAATAAGATTTATTCATTACCAGTAATAGTATAATGCCAAACGGGAAACCACCAAAGACAACCGGCGAACATTTAGTATCTCTCTACGGATATGTGCAAGGTTTTAAAAGACAGATAGATCATTTACATCAAGATTTAAGTAAATTAGAAAGAAAAACAGACACTGTAATATATTGGATTGTTGGTGGTGCGTTCACAACTATACTCACGCTTGTAGGTTTATTTAATTTATTTATGAATTAAATCCAAGCCTTTAATTCTTCACCCATAATCTCTGTAGCTATATTAACTTTATTACGAAGTGATTTTACAATCTTATCATCAATAGTATCTTCAGCCATAATATCAATATAAGTCATGGGTTTTTCTTGACCAATACGATCTATTCTAGCTTCTGATTGCATTCTTTTCTCAAGGTCATAACCATTAGAATAATAAATCATTGTTGATGCACCTGTAAGTGTAATACCATAACCACCTGTTTGTGGTGTGCCAATTATAAATCTAACTGGTGATTCTTTGTCTTGTATTTTTTTAATTGCTCTTTGTCTGTCATCTGTTGATGTATCACCAAAGTATGTAACAACCGTATTTTGGCCATATTGTTTTGATATAGCCTCTACAATTTTTTCTATATCATGTCTGTAGTGAGCCCATATTACAGCTTTACCCTCTACTTCATCTAATATGTCCATGAGTTGTGTTATACGATTGTTTTTAAGATCTTGTACTGTGCCATCATTTGATTTGAAATGACCGCAAGTTATTTGATGTAATCGCATAAGTTGTGTAATCACAGTTGCAGATGTAACCATCTTACCATTTAAAAATGCAATGGCTTCTTGTTTCATTTGTTTATAAACTTTCTTTTGTTCATCTGTAAGTTCTACAGTTCTTTTCATATATGTTTTTTTAGGTAAATCTAGACAATCATCTTTTAATACACGATAAGAAAAAGGTTTTAGTTTTTCTGATAACTCAGCTAGATTCCTATAACCAACTACGATTTCAACTTGTCTACCAGATACGTTTATTTTTCTACACACAGCGTATCTAGTTCTAAATACATAATACGATGATTGATCTAATAGATAAGGATCTAAAAAATAACATTGTGTAAATAAATCTAAAGGTGATTTTGTAACTGGAGAACCTGTAAGTATTCTTCTGTATTTTGTAAGAGGTCTTAGAGATACAATATTTTTAGTACGTTTAGCTGCAGGATTTTTTATGGTAGTAGACTCATCTATACCCATTAATGCTTTGTGGCTATTTAAAAATTTTTCCGCAAACTGCATACCTTTTTTAGTAGAGAATGCTTCTACATTCATAATTAATATGTGAAGCTCTGCACCAGTTTTAAACAAAGGTTGTAGATCTTTTGCTTTTGGATCTGTTCTCCATAAACCAACTCTTTTTTCAATATAATCAGGCATATGATTTGGTATTTCACTATCAAACCAGTTCTTATAAACACCTTTTGGTGCAACAATTAAAGCGCCATTTATTTTACCAGCGTTATAAAGCATGGCAATATTATCAATTAATACCTTAGATTTACCTGTACCCATCTCCATAAAGTACGCAAAAACTTCTTTATCCCATGACATTTCAAGGGCTTTTTTCTGATGAGCAAAAGG